AAGTGGATGCACGAGCCCCGTGTGATGTACCGTGACACGCAGAAATGCGAGACCGCTTCCGACGACAAAGAGCTGATGATCTGGCTGCGCGAGTTGCTGGACGAGGCCGATGTAGTTGTGGGCCAGAACGTACAGAAGTTCGATATGCGGAAGATTCGTGCTCGCATGATCTACCACGGTCTGAAGCCCTTCCGTGAGCCTGCAATCGTAGACACGATGCTCATGGCCCGCGAGGTAGCTGCGTTCACCTCGAACAAGTTGGAGTACCTAAGCACGCTCACCGACGAGCAGAAGTCGAAGCACTCGAAGTACCCCGGCTTCGCACTGTGGCTGGGCATCATGGCGAACGAGCCCGGAGCATGGCGTGAGTGCAAGGTGTACAACAAGCAGGACGTGGTATCGACCGAGAAGCTGTACATGCTGCTGCGCCCTTGGTCACGCAAGCACCCGAACCTCGCGCACTACTACGATGACGATGTGCAGCGCTGCCCACGTTGCGGGCATGACCACTTGACCGCCACCGGCATGATCTACCGCGGTGTGAGCCGTTACCAGACCCTCGTATGCGATGGATGTGGTGGACATAGCCGCACTCGCTTCACCGAGAACTCGAAGGCCAAGCGCAAGGCATTGATTACCTGTATCTAAGGAGAGCACATGGAACTCATATTCAAAGTAGGGGACACGGTGCGCCGTGTTCGCGGTTCGCATGCTGGCATGAAGATTGGCGATACAGCCACCATCGAAGACATTAAGAGTACTGGAAATCTGGTCCTAAAGGAATACCAGTACAACTCAGGTTGCCCGGGTTCGCATGACGTCGAGTACTTCGAGCTCGTCGTACCTGCGGTCCTGAGTGCTCCTATGCACCTGAGTACAGACGCCAACACCCGTAAGGCTACGCCCATTACGACTGGCGTGCTGGACTACTTCCCACGTGCCCTCGCTGCGGTAGCGCAGTGCAGCAAGGCAGGGAACGACCAGCACCACCCGGGCCAGCCGCTGTACTGGGAGAAGGACAAAAGCGCGGACCACGCGGACTGCATCGCCCGGCACCTGATTGATCGGCACACGGTCGATACGGACGGCATTATGCACGCAGCTAAACTCGCATGGCGGGCACTTGCCCTACTGGAAATCGCACTCGAAGAACAGGAGACCAAATGATTTTAGAACTGAAGAACGGCAAGCAATCCGCTGCCGACGCACTGAGCGACAAGGTGTACGCAGCAATGGAAACTGGCAACCCTGCGGGAGCCCGTGAGGCTCTGGCCGCTGCCCCTGAGGACTTGGATGGGCGGTGCACCACACTGCGTATCGAAATCCAGCAGAAGTACGGCATCCGGCTGTAATCATGCAGGATCAACGCGAGGTACAACTACAGGCTGAGCTCGCATCGGACGCAGATGCGCAAGCGAAGCGTCTACAGGAACTCATCAAAGCAAGTAAGAAGGGTGATCCAGAGCTGCCACGTGCGCACGCGTTGATCGGGCGCATGTGCGCCACTGTGCAGGAGAAGTTAGAGCAGGCCGCGGACGAGAAGACCCGGGGCCTTGGCGGTAAGTACAAGGGCTGGCTCCGTGCCCTCCCGAGCGACGTGGCCGCAGTCATAGCCATTCGCGAGTGCATTCGCCTGTGCACCAGCCCCGAGACGCATGTGCACATTCAGGACCTCACGTTCAACGTGGGGAAACTCTGGGAACTCGAAGTGCGCATTCGGCAGGCCGAGGCCGTTAACCCTATGTATATGCAGAAGATTCACGACCAAGTGAAGGAGAACTGTACACGGGACTACGGGCACTTGCGTCGGCTGTACAACGTGGCATGCGAGCGTGTGTTCAAGGGCACCATCGACCTGAACCTCACCAAGGCAGAGATGATGCAGATTGGGAAGTTCGGCGTCGATGCGTGCTACGAAGCTGGCATGGTGGACACCGTGCGCGGCACGAACAAGAACGGCACGACCGTGGCGTATGTACTCGCACCTGAAGTTTCAGAGTTCTTGCATGGGTACACGCACTCGGATGTGCGGAACCTCATCAGCAAGGAGGACACACGCATGGTGTGCCCTCCCGATCCATGGACCACGCTGCATGATGGTGGGTACCTGAGCCTGCGCCGCAAGACGGCAGCACCGCTGCTGAACGTACGCAAGCTCCGCAAGAACATGCGGGCACCCGTGGCCGAGGCATTCACCGCCGAGAAGATGCCAGAGGTGTTCGCTGCCGGGAACTACATGCAGAGCATCCCGTACAACCTGCATGGCCCTACCCGCGACGCCATTGTGCGCGTGTGGCAGGCGGGAGGTGGCGTGCTGGGTGTGCCGAAGGTGGCAGGCCCGACGAAGCCCGCGTTCCCGTTCGCTGATACGTGGACCAAGGAAGGGGCACCCGAGCAGGAGCTCGACGTGTTCAAGCGCTGGAAGCGGCAGACCGCCGCGTACTACACCGAGCTACGAGAGTGGCGTGGCCGGGTGCGTGAGGTGGGTGCGTTCATCAAGGCCACACGGGAAGCCGAGGGACCGTACTGGTTCCCGGTGTACTTCGACTCCCGTGGCCGATGGTATTACCGGGGCCTGCCGAACCCGCAGGGCTCCGACCTTGCCAAGGCAGTGCTGCACTTCAGCAACCGCAAGCCGCTGGGACACCGGGGCATCTTCTGGCTGAAGGTGCACATCGCGAACTCATTCGGCTTCGACAAGGAGCGCATGCAGGACCGGGCTCGCTGGACTGAGCAGAACTGGGAGCGCATTCAGACCGCCCTAGACGCCCCAGAGGACCACATGGATGTGTGGGGTAAGGATGCCCCATGGTGCATGTTCGCGGCCTCGTGGGAGCTCCGTGAGGCCCTCCGCTCGGGACGCCCAGAGATGTACTGCACTGGGATACCCGTGCACATGGATGCAACGTGCTCGGGCCTACAGCACTTCAGCGCCCTCCTCCGTGACCCGGTGGGTGGCCTGTACGTGAACCTGACCGATCCTAACCAGTGCGGACCTAAGCAGGACATATACGGCAGGGTGGCGAGCGCTGCCTTGCAGATGATCAAGCGTGATACAGAGAGCGCGGACGCCGCAGAGGTGGCGTTGGCAGAGTGGTGCATCCGGGTGGGCATACCCCGGGCGCTGGCGAAGAAGCCGGTAATGACGTACGTGTACGGGGCAACCCTGCGCGGCACGGCAGAGCACATCGAGTACATGCTTGGGAAGGAGGTACTGGCAGAGGCGGGCGAGACGTGGTTGGATGAGTCCAAGACGTTCGAGCACTGCATGTACATCGCGAAGAAGTTGTTCCAAGGAATCGCAGCAGCAGTGCCCGCGGCGGCTGCCGCAATGCACTGGCTAAAGGAAATCGCACGGCAGCAACCCTCAGGGAAGCGCATGTCGTGGAGGACTCCGACTGGATTCTGGGTACAGCATGACTACCAAGACTTCTCCGACACGAAGGTGCGGTTGAACTCATGCGGAGTTGTGCAGGTATGGGTACGGGAGTGGAACGATGGTACACGCTCCCACGCAATGCAGAATGCGATCAGCCCGAACTTCGTGCATGCACTCGATGCAAGTCACCTAACCATGGTGGCGAACTCGATGGCGAGACAGAACCTCAGTATGGTTGCAATCCATGACTCATTCGGAACTCATCCATGTGATGTGGATGCTCTGCACTTGCATATCAGAACTGAATTCGTGAACTTGTACTCACGTCCAAGTCTACTCTCAGAATTCTTATGGGAGATTGGAGGTGTTGGTGAGCCTCCTGCACGTGGTTCTCTTGATCTATCAGAGGTTATGGAATCTGAATTCATGTTCTCTTGATCCCAAGTAGTTATATACATTCTAGGGTGATTCTAAATGGATAGCTATACATATCATGTACTTAGTGATAGGTTGCTTAAATTAGAATCACCCGTAATGGAGCTAGGTAAAGCTATGACAAAACACACAGACACAGTATTCTTCTCACTTGCACAGTTACAGTATCTCGAATCTTTATTTCCAGCCCTTGTGCTGGGACCTTCCACACCAGAGGCCGCACTCCGCCACCACTTCGGTACGCAGGATGTGCTCAGTGCAATTCGACGGAAAACGCGAGGACTCAATGGACGAACTGAAACGGCAGACATTCCATCGCCTCAAGGGTGAACCTGTACAGAACGTAGAACTATTCCGTATGGCATGGCATGAGTTCCCTGAGCTCAAGGTTCAGGATGAGCACGTATGGCTCAGCAACTCACTGTACACCATGTCGGAACTTGATCGCTTCGAGATTGCCATCACCGCGGGAGACAGGATCATTGGTGCCGCTATTGTGGCCGACGATCCATGGGACCCGCACGTAGGCCCCTGCATGAGCGTGTTCGCACAGTACGTGATGCCTGAGTATCGGAATCGTGGCGTAAGCCGACTGATCATGCGTGAAGCACTTACACTGGCCCGGGAGTACAACGCCGGGGTACTGGCGTATACACATCGCCTTGGCCCATGGAAGTACGCCACCATTTACAAGAGGAACGTATGAAGAAAACAGGCATGAAGGGTATCACCTCGGTGGCCCAGCAGTTCGCCGCCAAGCAGGCACAGGACGCCATGACCCCGCCCACAGCCACCAACACGGTGAGCACGGAAGGGGCCTTGGTAACACCGAACACAGAACAGGTAGCAGGAGCGCCCGGCGACAGCAGCAGCGTTAAGCGCAGACGCACAGGTGGCCTTGCCTCACAACTCGGCATCAACACCTAAAGGGAAACCATGAAAACACCTAAAGTAGACACATCCGGCAGCATCGCTGCATCGAACGCAATCGCAGAGGCCCAGAAGGCCGCTACGAATCTGCAAAAGAACTTCTCTGCCGACCTCAAGAACGAGAACGTGGCTCAGGTCACTCCGGGCGGCATGGCCGAAGACGCAGCACAAGTGAGCTCCGTACGCAAGAAGCGCACCGCTGGCGGTCTCGCATCCCAGCTCGGCGTTAACGTATAATGGCCGGGCCTTCACATAAGGCTCTGTTCCACAAGTTCCGCGACGATACCGTAATCAACCGCTGTGAGCAGTACGCGAAGTGGACGCTTCCGTACCTCATGGCCGACCTGCAAGAAGTGAGCTCCTCGGGGCGTGTGCTGGTCGAACGGGACTTCCAAGAAATCGGAGCACTCTTTACGAATCATCTGGCGAGCAAGCTCACGCGCCTCCTGTTCCCCACGCAGTACCCGTTCTTCCAAGCGGGTGCCTCCGGTGCCTTCAAGGCAGCGGCAGCGCAGCAGGGAATGGATGAGGACGCGGTACGTGGCATGTTCGCCCGCATTGAAATGTCCGCGAATAAACGCCTGTTCGTGAACTCAGGGTACGCAGGTTTGATCCTCGCGTTGAAGCACCTGATCGTCACTGGACAGGTACTGTTGCACCGCGACTCTGGCAAGGGCGTGGTCACAGCGTACGGTCTACAGAGTTTCGCCACACGGCGCGACAGCATAGGCGGTCTGCTTGACTGCGTGCTGCGCGAGTACACGACTGTGGAAGCCCTGCCCGAAGAATTCCAAGCAGCGTTACGCGCTGCGCACGGATCGAAGTACGGTCGCCCAGAGCAGCCGGTTGAGAAGTACACACGGATTCACCGCGTAGTGCGCAAGGGCGTCGAAGGCCACGAGGTTTCCCAAGAGGTCGATACGGTCTCTGTTGGTGATCCAAGCTGGTACCCGAAGAACTTGTGCCCGTGGATGTGCCCGACTTGGGTACTCATCCCCGGCGAGCACTACGGTCGCGGCATGGTCGAAGACTACGCTGGTGGCTTTGCCCGCCTGTCCACCCTGTCCGAAGCCGCAGCTCTGTACGGTGTCGAAATCATGCGTGTTGTGCACCTAGTCGGTGCTGGTGCTGGTAGTGACATCGACGAGCTCGCAGAGTCGGAGTCTGGTGAGTGGGTGCGTGGTGATCCGAATACCATCGCAGTGCACGAGGCCGGGGACTCCCGTAAGCTCGAAGTCGTTGAGGCCCAGTTAGAGCGCGTTATCGCTCGCCTAGCGAAGGCGTTCATGTACCAAGGTGCAACCCGAGATGCAGAGCGCGTGACCGCGTATGAACTGCAACGCGATGCACAGGAAGCTGAGTACGCCCTTGGTGGCGTGTACAGCACCCTGTCGGGTGGCATTCAGGTACCGCTGGCGCACATCCTTATGACCGAGGTATCGGAACTGGTCCTGCCGGGAATCATCACTGGCGAACTCGCCCCGGATGTCACCGCAGGTATCCCCGCACTTGGCCGCTCGTCGGACGTACAGAACCTGTTGCTCGCAGCACAGGAGCTCGGAGCCGTACTACCCGTAACGCAGCTTGACAAACGTATCGACCCGCAACGTGTCACCGACATGGTACTCACCGGACGGAGCATCGACACCACGGCTATCTACTACACGCCAGAGCAGCAGAAGCAGAACGCTGATGCAGCGTCAAGCATGGAAAGTGCACAGCAGAACCTGTTACAAGCAGGCACGCTGTCCGACCAATCTGGGCAGATAACCGACACATTACAAGGAGCATAATGAATGGCAGAACAAGTCCCGACTAGCGGCTTCATCGCGCAACCCGCAGTAGCCCCCTCCGTTCCATCAGCCGCAGAACCCGGCGTGAACGGCAACCCCATCACGTCGCCCAATCAGACGCCGGGATGGCTCCCACAGGGACAGGCTGCGCAACCCGCGCCCGCTGCCCCTGCTGGCACTCCTGCTGCCCCTACCGATATGGCTGGGGTGGTGGCAATGCTTCAGGCTGCACTCGCAGGTAAAACTGATGCTGTCCCCGTTGCGCCTCCTGAGGTTGGTACGGTGCAGCCCGCATGGCTCGAAGGCTCTATCAATGAGTTCGACATCTCGACCATTGATGATCCCATCATTAAGTCGATGGCTACCGTCATGCAGGTTGTCGGCAAGGACCTCGACCTCGACCGCGTAATGGGCAAGGCGCTCTCGCACGGTGACATCTCACTGATCGACTTGGCATACCTGCGCGAGAAGGGCGGCGACTCCGCACCTCAACTCGCTGAGATTGCTAAAGGTATCGTGCAGGCAGTCTCCGCGAAAGCCGATGCAGTTATGGCGTCCGTGTATGACATCGCCGGTGGTGAGGCAGGCTGGGGCAATGCCGTGGCCGCTTTCAACACTTCGGCACCGCAGGAATTACGAATCACCGTCACCCAGATGCTGAACTCGACTAACGAGAACTTCATCAAGGCGGGTGCAAAGATTGTATCGGAGTTCGGTAAGAGCTCAGGTATGATCCCGCAGGCTGGTGCGCCGCTGTTGAACGCATCGCCTGCTAGTAATGTCGGACAAGGTTTGACCAAGGCTCAGTTCCAAGCTGAATTGGTGAAGCTGCGCGCCGACACTCCGGGGTACGCGGAAACTCGCGAAGCCCTGTTCACTCGCCGTGCGCTGGGTAAGCGCTCAGGTAATTAAACTTTAAGAAGGAAATACCATGTCTCTCGCCTCCGGCACCGACACCACTGCTGAAATCGTGACCCTGTACCAGAAGGTCGCACAACTGGAAGTTATGTTGCGCCCGTACAATGACGGCTCCGCTACTGCAACCAAACCGGGCCGCTTCACTGAAGCGCAGATCGACACCGCGATTACCGCAGTCTCGAACGCCATCACCGCTGTCAACGCTTAATAATCTGAGGACCTTATAAATGGCCGCAACTCCCTACGCAGCAACTCTGGCTCGCCCGCACTGGGCTGGTACCGATGCCGATCTCGACATCCACCTCGAAGCCTATGAAGGCGACATCGAAGGCTCCTTCCGTGTCGAATCTCTTTTCCGTTCCAGTGGTCTGACTAACTTCAAGACCGTCGCTGGTAACACTAATACTTGGCGTGGTGATCGCGTCGGCGGCGCTTCGGTCAAAGGCCGTAAAGCTGGCGAGTCGCTCGACCCGACCCGCATCGTGAACGAGAAGCTCCTGATCACTGTCGATACCACTTCGTACATCCGTACGCCCATCGACTATCAGGATGACTGGACCGCTCCCGACTTCCAGAGCGAGTACAGCGCTGAGCACGGCACCGCGCACGCTAAGGCATTCGACCAAGCTCACTTGATCCAACTGATCAAGGCTGGCTCGTGGGTTGCCCCTGCATCGCTGGCTGCTTCTGGCGCGTTCTACGATGGTATCGCTACCACCATGACCGGCTACGCTGCTGCTGTTGCACTGGGTACCGAAGTTGGTAACGAGACCGCTGCTGACCTGATCGTTAAGGCTCACAAGGCTGCTCTGGCTACCTTCGTGAAGCGTGACCTTGGTGGCTCTCTGGCTGAGTTCGTGACTCTGATCGAACCCGACACGTTCAACGTGCTGTTGGACCACAAGAAGTTGATGAACGTGGACTTCCAAGGCGGCATGGGCGACAACAACTTCGCCACTCGTCGTATTGGTTGGCTGAACGGCATCAAGGTTATCGAGACCCCTCGCTTCCCTACCGCTGCCATCGCATCGCACATCCTCGGCCCGGCATTCAATGTGACCGCTACCGAAGCTAAAGCTCGTCTGGTTATCTTCCACCCGCGCAAGACGCTCGTGACCGTGGAGGCACAGAGCATGGTTGCCCGCATGTGGGATGACAAAGAGAACTTCGCGAACGTGCTGGACTCGTACACCATGTACACGGTCGGCATCAAACGCGGCGACGCTGTTGCTGTTCTGAGCACTGACTAATAGCACCTTCTAAGGGGAGCATCCGTAAAGGGTGTTCCCCTTTTTGTCGTTTTGGAGGTTCAAATATGGAACTACTGGACGCAGTAAATCTGGTCCTGCCGAAACTAGGCGAGCGCGCCGTGACATCCCTCACGGTCCGCCACCCTACCTTGGCTATCTTACTACCGATCATCGAGCAGACGCAGCGCAATGTATTGCGGCGCGGTTGGTGGTTCAACGAATTCGTATACACTGCATACCCCGCCGTGAATGGCGAGATTGACATTGGTATCAACACGCTCTCATTCGTACCTGACATGCCTGACACGGCTGTGGTGCGTGGGCAGCGCCTGTACAACCCCGTAACCCTGTCGTACGTGTTCACCGAGTCTGTACCCGGGCGCGTGATTCACTACGTAGAATTCAACGAGCTCCCCGAGTCCGCTGCGCAGTACGTGTTCAATTCGGCGCTGGTCGATGCGTACGCTACAGACCTCGGCGTAACGCAAGAGCTCTCCGTGTGGCAGAGCCTCGCAGGCATGTCGTGGAGTGATCTCCTGTCGGAGCACCTCCGCCAACGCAAGCACACTACCCGGAACTCCCGCCGCTGGCAACAGCTAATCCGTTCAATGCAAGGATAATCCATGAGCACTTACGAAGCAGCATATAAGTCCCTGCTACAGGGAGTATCGCAACAACTCCCGGAAGAACGCTTGCCGGGACAGGTGACGGCCCAGACTAACATGCTCTCGGACCCCGTTACCAATCTCCGCCGCAGGCCGGGCGTGCTGTTCCGTAAGGCATTCGCATGGACCAGCGCGAACGACACGCACACGCTTGGATGGTTCACGGACATCGCGGGCTCCCGCATTCACATCCTCCTGAATACAGTCACCGGAAATATCCGCATCCTGAACGAGAGCTTCGTTGAGGAGGCATCACTCGCCGGTGGCGCGTACCTCACGAACGTAGACCCGACGAACATCCGTACCGCTTCGGTGGGGAATGAGTTCTTCTTCTGCAACGTGGACGCTACGCCGACACTGGTGTACGGCGGTACCGAGCAGAACCCTGCACTCGCAGGCTTCTTCTACGTGGTGGCTGGTATGTTCAGCAAGACGTACGAGATTAGCGTGGCGCACTCCGGTGGCACATACACCGCGAGCTACACCACCCCGAGCGGGGCCGGTGCGGGCGATGCTGCGTACACCACTCCCGAGTACATCGCCACGGCACTAGCGAACGCCCTCGCCCTGAACGTGCCCCTCACAGTGACCCGTGACGGCCCGTACGTGTTCATCTCGAAGGCTACGGCCATCAGTGTGAACACAAGCACCGGACAGGCGTACATGATCGCCTCGAAGGCCGCTGTGGTGTCTGATGTGGGCAACCTGCCTGCACGCCTGCCCTCGGTCGCCAATGGCTTCATCTGCCGCGTGGGCTCTGGGTCCGCTGCGCAGTTCTACAAGTACGACAGTACGCGCACGGAATGGCTTGAGTCGGGCAGCTACGGTAGCCCTACCAGCGTGACCGGCACGCCTATCAGCTTGATCTGGAACGGCACGGCATGGGCTCTCGACACTACCGCCTTCTCTGGCCGGGTG